AGGCTGCACAAGGGCTAGAACGGAGTCGGGTGTCTGGTCCGCGTCGGATTGACCGACTACAGCGGCCAACCGCCCACGATATTCGGGGATGTCGGCTTGGTCGTTCCAAACCGCGTTCATAATCTCACGGAAATCGCCCGCCGAATTAAGTTCCATCATGCTTTCTTGAGTGGCCGCGTCGGCAGCTTTCGACATTTCTTCCGCCGCAACTTCTTGAGTAGCTTGCGTCATGTCACGGTTTGCGGCCTGTATAACCTCCGCCGGTAGCATCTCTGCCATCTGAGCCATAGCCATGTTTGGATCCATGCCGGGGCTCATACCTTGGTCCATGGGCATTGGTGCGGGAGCCGCCATCATCTCAGGTGGCATCATGCCTCCATTTGCCATCCTAAACATGCGTCGGTTAAGTACATATTTCATGACGAAATCCTTAATTAAAACAAGCCACCAAGTTGTTTCGCAGCGGCTCCCGCACCCAGCAAGCCAACCCCTGCGCCTGCTGCTTGTTGGAATATAGACGGTGTCGGAGCGCTAGGCGATAACACCGTGCCAAGGGTCATCTGAGATGACGGAGCGCCTTTGTATATATCAGACAAGAAGCCTAGTCGCTGATAAGGCTCATACAGATCTTGATATGTGTTCTGACGAGCAGCATCAAGTTGCTGTTGCGCTATGTTGCGCTGCTCCGCACCCAGGTTCTGCAACGTCGCAATATCCTTGAGACCGGTAGTCTGTGCTAGTTCAGCGGCACCCAGTTGTTGTCCACCAATGCCCGCCTGCACCCGGCCAAGATCACCGTACAACGCGCCAATGCCGCGCATCAGTTCTGATTGCGCCTGCTGTCGCCGCTGTTGGTTTTCAAAAGACGTAGCTGCCGTTTGCAGAGCTTGCTGGTAATTCTGCGAGTACAAATCAGCCAACGACTTCGCTCTTACGTCAGCAAAACCCCGCCCTAATTCTGCGCTTTCCACGCCAAAGCGGCTACCACCAAAAGACCCACCGGCACCTGCGGCAAGTTGGTTGTATTTAATCGCCTCCTGCCGTTGCAGTTCCTTCATCGTCTGGTCGATGACTTCCTGCTGGTACGGGTTCATGTATGCAGATAGGTCGTCGGGCCGGAACATTTGAGCAGAGCCCTGTGCCGCCGCCGTTGCAGCGGCTAATGCGCCGTCGTCACCAAGAGCCTGACCTACCGTCCCAAGACCTGCTGAAAGAGCGTCCGTACCGGAAGTTAAGTAGTCCTTATATCCTCCGATACCCCCTGTAGAGGTTAGATCGGCTGAAAGACCCGGTGTGCCTTCCGTTCCAAAAAGCTGACTTTGAAGATCTGACAAACCCGCTACCTGATATTCAGGAAGATCTACCGGCATATCTGCGAGGTTTTTTGCAGATTCCAAAAGGCCTAACTTGATTGCCTCAATTTCAGGGGCTTCGCGTACAATCTGTTCCTGAATAGTTTTATCAACCATGACTATGCCCTCATCTCAAAGTTACGCATCATGGCGTACATGTTTTTGGCACCGTTCTCGCGGTCCTTTTCTTTGTTGCCCGTTGGATTAGGTGCTGCACCGCGAACGGCCTTTGCCGTCATAACAAACTCACCGTCAGATAGCATGGCCGGTATGTCATCAGAACGCTCGGTTCCCGGACCACGTACTAAGGTTTCGCGCCGTGGAAACGACATAATGCCACCCTTCGCAACTTGCGCGACGGGAACAAGTCGGGTCTGGTTGGGATTGTAGTTATAGTTAAGACCAAGCCTTCTCGCGGCCTCGTCGCTGTACAATTGAGCAACCTTGTACTTGCCAGGGTCTTGAGCATAAAGCTCAGATCCAACAGGTTGACCGAAACCTGTAAGCATGGACTCATCTGGATCGTCAGGCGGTGGCGGCGTGTCAAAAGCACCAAGGCCATAAGCCGTCAGTCCCGCAGCAGCGGCAAGGGGTCCGTACTGTTTAAGCATACTTGGGCTGGCGTCTTTGGCTAACTTTGTAGCGATTTTTAGTTGCGCCTCAGTTGCTTTTAAAGGATTTATGTTATTCGCCTTTAATATGTCTACTGCGGTTGTTTCTTTCGCGAAAGGTGTAAATTCTGCAAATTTAAAAGGTTGCTCGACAGTAGGTATGTTTATTGAGGAGGTCGTTGGAGCCGGTACTGGGGCCGTTGTTGGGGCCGTTGTTGGGGCCGTTGTTGTGGCCGTTGTTGGGGCCGTTGCCTTACCAGAAACCCTAAGACTGGAGGGGTCAGCAAGTTCAGTTGTTGTGGTAACCGCGTCAACTACAGGACCACGGGGATCAAACGTCTTACCACCTAAGAACCGACCAAACGCATCTCCGTCACCCCCGAGAGCGTCAGATAGTCTTCCGACTTGATCTCCAAAAGTAGCCGGAGACCTCCCTGGAATAGTTGCCAGAGGAGCAAATCCATCCGCCCCACCATAATAACCTACGGTTTCTCCTAAACCTCTTTGGAAACCTTCAAAGCCTCCCGGACCCGTACCACCAAAATTAAACGCTCCTTTAAGGCCTCCTGCAAGGCCCGCAATACCCCCGGATATGAGGCCAGATTTAAGAGAGTTTTTAAGGCTGTTTCCACCTGCCAAACTTCCCGCAACGCCACCAATAAAGCCTGCGCCTATTGACCCCGCGCCAAAGAGACCCGGCGCGAGGCCACTTAAAAATGGAACACCAAAAGCCGTCGCCGCTATCGGCAAGACGATAGGTGCGGCCTTCTTGACGACCCTCGCAACGCCCTTAACAGCCTTCTTGACCGCCCGGAATATCTTCTTGAAAAAGAACTCAGGCATACCCGTGTCTGGGTTGATGCTGTTTAATTCGCTACCTACAACGAATTCCTGCGGGTCCAAGCCCATGTCGCGCATCTGACCAAACAAAAGTTCTTTGACCTTTGGGTTGGCCTCAAGAACCTCCATAGGCACCACGGTCTCGCCTTCCGCAGCGTGAACGATGTAGATGTCACCGTTACGTCCGTACTCTGCAAGTTTCTCGGCTTGGTCTCTAATCGAACCAATGCCAACGGGTGCTAACGCATAATCAGGAGATACATCTGCAAACGATTGCAGTCCATTAGAAAGTGTCTGGTGAGATTGCTGCATGGCTATGAGTACCGTAATTCTAGGATACTTGCGAAGACAAATATCTTCGACGCCGTATCGCAGTTCAAAATGAGTGCGTCACCGGCCTCTAAGTTAAACGGACCTTCAAGTGACGTTTGTGCGAGAGTTCCGAGACTTATCTTGTCCAGAGTAACAGTCGTAGACGCGGAACTGTCGGTTATCTTAGGAAATATTACTATAGTGCCAGAGTGACTGTTATACAAATTTATGTTCCGCACGATGGCTTGCGTTACAACGGTAGGATCCGTCTGTGTAGCAGGACAGGTGTACACGGTAACGTCTCCTGTAGAGCCAACCAGACTTGCCGCGTTTTTGTACGCTACGCCCATTATTCACCAAACCATAACATGCTTTGCGTTTCGTCGTCGCCGCTCACTACCGCAGGAAACTCTAGCTTTGTCAGGGCCATCTCTATGTCGCGAAGTATTCGCGTAAACGCCTCTGTATCATACTCTTCCGGTGGAGTAGGCATCGAATGGTCTAACAACTTTACCATTACCGCTTCCCATCTGGACGGAGATTCATGCGTAAGTCACCTAGTGTCCAATTAATGTCCAACGAGGAACTCTCTACACGGACCACGGCTTGTCGCCCTCGGGCTCGGACAAAGGACTGTTGCGTACTGTTTGTAACAGTGCTCGTAGACTGTGTCTGTAGAGAATCTAACGGAAAGTTTCGTGTCTTGAGCACATAGTTTACGGAACCAGAACTATCTCCACTTGTGTCGTTGATACGGATGTCTGGTATTAATTTGTCTACAAACATAAATTGTTCGCCGTCTCCGATATCAAAATCCGTAGACTCTATGAAACAAGACATTGCGCTGCCATCGTCATTCTGACCGCTCTCATGCGCGTATATGAACTGAACTCCACTCGACGCGCCTCCTGCTCTTGGGTTGTCATGAGCCCCTGAGTCTACCCAGGCTGTTCTGGATAATGTGCCAATGTCCCAAGCGCCTTCGGTGTAGTTAAACTTTACATAACGGTCTATCTCGTCAGAACTAGACGAAGCGTAGAACCAAAAAACTTCATCAAACAATTTGTTAGAAGCCGCAAAAAACTTAAAGTCTTGAGCCAGATTTATGTCCGAGAATACGTGATCTAAGACTGTGCAAGGGATGACTTGAGTGCGACCACTGTACGCATAGAAATTGTTTCTTCCCATCCAGAATGCGCGATCACCAGAAGCTACAGCAGCATTCGGACCTATGATTGATATGTTGTCTGCAAGAAGACTGAACGTAAATGTATACGGAGGTCCGGTGAAACGCATGGCATGAAGAGAGGCATCCGTCCAAACCAATATCTCCTGTCGCGTCCTATGTGCGGTAACTATCTCGGATCCAGAAGATATGCGTTGAGAACCTGCGGTGTTCGTTGCAGTAGGAAACCAGTCGAACGGATTTTCTTGGTCACTCCACCTAACCATCAGAAGGTCTTGTCTAGTGTCACCTATAGGATTGGCCCCAAAGCACACCAAATGTCTATCGGACCCTGACAACATCATACGTCGCACTATTGTTGGCGCACTTACGGCCCCGGAGGAATCCGCTAAAGAGACTGCTCTAGCACTTAGACCTAAAGTCTTGTCCCAGTAATAGGGCGTACCATCAAATGCATTGAAGGTGAGGTCTTCACCCCAATTGTCTTGAGACCAAAGACGAATGTTTGATCCTTCATCTGTCGTAATGTTTGCGGCCTCACCCCACCCTACAAAAGAATTCGCTTCTTTAACGGCAACGTCGTCGTCATGTGCCGCTGCTGTTGTTCCGCGAACACCGCGAACCACACCTGCATTTAAAGTGTTCGTGCTCTTACCTGTATATTGGATAAGCTCGTCGTCAATCAGTATAAGACCGACAAATGTTACACTTGCTCCACTGCTACCTGCTGCTGCCGTTGTGCCGTCTGCCCCACGGGTAAGATCCGAAAGCACGTTAGAGTTGTTGTTTCCGTACTCAATCTTTTCACTGCCAACCAAGATCGTTCCTTTGGCTGGAAATGACGAGGAGTTTGTAAGAGGTATTGATGTGCTTACGTCAGTTATATCCGCAGATAACGTTGTAGAAGCTGTTTCAAAATCTGTCGCGGAGGTCAAAGAGAGAGATGTAACAGAGTTGTTAATCGCGCCATCAAGCGTTGTCTCAGAAAAAGAACTACTGTATCCCCCCCACAAACCGGCACCCCATCCGGTTCCCGGAACAACTACTCCCAAACCTGCGCTTATCTGATATGCCGCGACAACAGAGGACCCCCCACCTGCTGTGCTACCAGAGGACGCACTGCCGGTTGTCGTCACCGTATACGTGTTTGAGTTAACCACGGTAATCTCAAACTCAAGGTTTATCTGAGCCGCCGTAATTCCATCCGTTGTTGTTGCCCCAGATATCGTGACAAAGTCACCTGTTCGAGCACCGTGGTTTGTGTCTGTGATGGTGATCACATTACTACTAGAGGAGCCCGTTGTAATCGGGTTCGACCCTAGTGTCTGTGTACGCCTCAAAGGCGTTATGTCATGAAACGTGCCACCTTCTTCTATGAAAAACTTTTTCTCTGTACCAACGCCCATAAGTTTCGAGGCATCTAAAGTAGAGAAGACATGAAGAGATCGTGTAGTTCCCTGCACAGAGTTAGAACTTACCTTCGTCCAACCCCCCAGCTTCTCGGCTCGACCTTTACGAAAGCGTATAAGATTAGAGTCAAACCAGCCATTCTCCGCCGCATAGGAGGTAGACTCCTTATTAATTCCAGGATTAAACGCAACCTTTGTTAAGGGCATAATTAAGATCCGAGTTCAGGCCAATCATATAAAATACCAGACTTGGTGGTATTGCCGCCGCTGTCCGTTGTATATGTAATAAACAAAGCCTCAACCGCCGCTGTATCCGCAGCGTTGTCGATGGCTGTTTCCATCTCTGTTGCTTTGGTGCGGATGGCGTCCCGCCATGTTTGTATATTGGACGGTATAGCAGTGCCTTTGTCAGCCTTCCTCACTACCGCCCAATCAGTTTGGAAAAGAAGTGATTCTTGTTGTTTCTTTACTTCATCCTTTAATTTCGTTTTCACACCGGACGTTATAATTTTATTCCCGTCAGAATCTAAAACGTCTTCCATCTTCTGCGTGTACTTAACGTCATCGTCTCTATCGGTGTCGAGAACTTCTTTATTATCGGGGTCTAAGAAAATAAGTACCCCGTCTGAGTTCCGCACTGGAGTCTGACGCGCCGTATCGTCTAAGGATAAAGCCGTTGAGCTTACACTGCCGTCTGCATTGTGCGAGGATAGATAAAGCCGCTGATCAGGAAACGGTTGCATTACAACCTCAGAAATACCCGCTGCCTTTTTCTCATCAGCAGACCAGACTTGCCAGTTCTTAGGCTGTAGGGTGCCGTCCGCATCTTTCCATGCGCGACCCGGTCTTATTGTCTGACCATTAACCTTGTATACTGTGGTCATTATCTTTCTCCAATCTATCTTACGCGCATATGCGACTTTGGACCCAACTTCTTCCGGTGCCGAAGATGAACAGGTTTGTTTCTGCGACGAATTACTTTCCTAGCTATTTTAGCCTCTACTTTTTGCGCCATGCTCTTATTACCTTGCTTTCGCCTGCGCTACACCAGACCCGCCAAATGGATTCTCAGCCATTGCTAGATAGACGTAAGTACCCCCAGAAGTATTTGTAGCTCCCTGAGTTCCACGCAACTTAAACCCATTAGCAGTAAAATCCATATAAGATGAACCACTTTCAGTGCCAGAACTGTTTGGCTGTAATTGTAGATCTAATGGATTAAAGGGGTCACGCGCAGCATCATTGATATGCCACCCTTCAGTAGAATCAGTTCTTTTTATCATGATAAATGATGGTTTAAATCCACTGCCACCGTCATTAACTTGTACAAATGGTCCGTCAGCAGAGCCATTCCCTGTGTAAGTTCCGCAAGCAATCAAACCCGGCGTTTTAGCAAAACAATACGCAATGTAGGCGGCATCATTGTCTCTATCAGAACCGATACTGAAGACAGACGAAGTGGGTGCGGTATTATTCCACGGACCTGATCCAGCACTTTTTGCATTGGTAAGATTTAAGAATAAATTATTTGTCCAACCAATATCATCACTACCAACTGACCAATTCGCATCACCCACAGCCTCCAATACTTTAAGTATAATATAATTAGGTGCGCGTGAGAGGCCATGACCCACAGTGTCTCCGGGCGAACCACCGCTTCCGGGATCATACTTGACAATCGAAAACCCGCCATGACTAGCTACAGACACAGTTGATGCAATGTCACCATCCGAATTACTAGAACCAGAGCCACCAGCTTTCCAGCACCATGCAACATAGGTTCTTGTGTTTGTATTTGCACCAGCCGACCCATCACCTAATGTGAACCCATCAGATGCAAAGCCCGTTAAGGCTGTAGATTCGGTGCCTTCAGCATCAGTAGTATTTTGATGCACTCTCTTTTCTGCGCCTCGCACAGCATCAAATGAATAATGGTTTTCACCAACATTCCTATCTTTAATCCAAACCCAATCTGGCTGGAACCCAACACCGGAAATAGTCCTTGAAGACCCATTTCCTGTGTACAAGACTGTATTAAAAAAGTTACCTGAGTTAGTTACAGTCGGAGCCGATCTATCTGCTGTCATAAGACGCTTTAAGCCAGTTGGTGGCGTATAAGCAAAAGACGTAGCACCCCAGTTAGTTGTTGATGTCGTGTTAGTGCCATTGTGTTCACGGACCATTGGAGTCCACATGCCCGTCAGGCCAGTAAACACTGCATTTGTAGTTGTTCCAGCCGCTATCTCAGAAGCTGTCGCGCTATTTATCCAAGTGTTATTTTTTGAAAACCAAATAGCACCCCCCTTAACAGCTACACCGATGACATCGTTATTCGTCCAAGTAGGAAATGTTCCACTTGCATATCTATCACTAGATGTATGAAGTGCAGCACCATCATTAAGATAAGTAGCTATGCCGTTGTTCAGATAACTTGTATTATTTAGAGGCACAGTCTGCTGACCAATTCCAGCATGAGTAGCGTTGCCGATGTTAGCCGTGACCTTTGTTTCCCAATAAAATCCATCGCTGTCGGTAACATCAAAAAACTGGTTTCCTAAGATAGCTCCATCAGCAGTTATCACTGCCTGAGTATTACCATTGCTCAACGACACCTTCGCTGAAGGGAAGGCACAGATAGGATTCCAAGTGCAATAATTTCCGATATCATCATCAGCGGAATCAGTGCATGTGTCGGTAACTTGGTTAGCTGCGGCTAGGCTATTCGCTACAAATGAATTATTGTTGCTAAATGTAACTCCGACAAAAGCATTATCATTTCCTGAACCACCAGAAATCGTAGCTGTCTCTGTGTGACTTTCTGCGCTGGTAAATGTGTAATCCGCAGACGTGAAGCTACGAGTGCTAGTTATATCAATCGCTTCAGACCTTTCCGTTGCATCTGACCAAGCATAGGCGTCAGCATCTCCTTCATCAAAAATTGCATAAAATGCAATATCACCAGTTTGTCCTATTGTAGTGACGCTTTGAGTTGTCCAACCACTGGCAGTATTACCATCTGTTGATATAGGAGTGCCTGCATCAAGCACACGCCACCAAGCAATACCAACGGTTGCCATTGCGGCGCTAAAAGTAGCGACAATATTTGCAGAAGTTCCAGAAGAAACATCAATAGACCAAAACTCTAAAACATTTCCAGCGCCTGAATTTTTTCTAGCTATAAATGTTGCGGAACTACCGCCCACTGTTAGAGTGTTTACAGTCCTTGTTCCAGCAGTCGACCGACCACCTCCTACCGCGATTACGATTGTACGGTTGCTTGCTGCGTCTCCTAATGTTGCGCCTGTAACCGTAAACGCAGTAGCAGCAGAACCAAATGTCTGTGAACCCAAAAATGAACTAGTTGGGTTTGTCGTAGAGTTGCTGCTTTTGCCCAACAAATTCGTATCATCAAACTTTAAATAAATACCATTTGTTCCAAAATCATCTATAGTTTTACTAGGGTTCTTTGGAACCCACACACCGTTGTCATCAAACTCACCCAACTCATTATTTGTGAGCTTGCCATCAGAGTCGACTGTGGTTGTAGTTGTTGACCCGTCTACAAAAACAAACTCTGCCATATACCCATAAAGATCATTTGCGTTGTTTCCGTCTTGACCTATGTAATGTCTGTTGGCTGAGTTTATGCCTACTGCACTAGCATAGTCCTGTGACGAATAAGTTGGTGAAGAAGCCTCTTGCCGCACCCCATTTATATAGATTCTCTGACGATCTGTGCTTGTGCTATTGCTAGAATTCATCACACACAAGAAATGATACCACGCAGTAGGATCACGCAAGACTGCTGATGTCTTTACTTGATAGGCGGGTTCTCCAACCCCGTCATCATAGTCCCGCATCTGCAACTGATTTCCAGATCCACTGAGAATCTCAATGTACCCTGTATTATTGCCATCAATACGGGACGCAAAAATGTACTGCGTTGTATTGATGCTGAATCCTTTGAGCCAAAAACTACAGGCCCAAGTCTCCTCTGTTCCAGCAACAAAAAAATCTTTATCAAGATAGTCAGCAGAGCCGTCTAGATAGATAGAGTTCTCAACGACATAACCAGATGCCGCAGACCCGAAGATCATGGCTGGTGACCATATGGGCATTATGCGAACGCCAACTGTGCGGCACCTAACTGGATAGACCCGCTTGCTTTTACCACATACGGTACAACGTCAACTGCGGATGCCGTTGACGAGAGTGTCAGTCCCGCACCACCCGCCGTCTCGTAATCAGTCCCTAACGCAAGAGTTCTTCCACCCCCACTATGAATAATGATAATAAACCCAGATTGACCAACAGCTTCAGTTGATGGATTGTCGAAGGTTACGTTGCCTGTGAAGGTCAAAACAAAGTTCTGGTACGTTTGAAAGTCCAATGTGGTATTGCCAGAGATTGAAGCTGTTTGAGTTGAACCCACCGCCGCATGACTGAACTGTGTTACTTGATCTTCATCAATCGCGAACGCCACGTTGCTACCAACCGTTGACCCTTGACCGAAGACAAGATCGTCCGCAGAGTCGTCCAAGCCTATGTAGAAGTCTTGAGCATTTCCATCAAAAACAAACTTTGTGTCTTCGGCGGTCCCATCTCCAATGGTGACGGCAGCGGCTGGGAACACTACGGCTTGGTTCTCATCAATTGAGATTGCCGGTGTGGTGCCAACCGTAGATCCAAGACCTATAACAAGGTCATCCGCAGAGTCATCTAGACCTATGTAGTAATCTTGAGCGTTACCATCAAAGACAATCTTGGTATCAACCTCCGCGCCGTCACCAATCGTAACAGCATCATCGTCTATCGTCATAACACCGCTCGTTCCAACAGTAGAGCCCACGCCGACCACCAACTTGTCGGCGCTGTCGTCTAGGCCCACGTAGAAGTCTTTTGCGTTGCCGTCAAAAACAAGTTTTGTGTCTTCAGCCGTGCCGTCACCTATGGTTACCGCCGCCGCTGGGAACACCACAGCTTGGTTTTCATCTATGGATACGGCTGGCGTTGTGCCGACAACGGAACCTGAACCGATTACAAGATCGTCCGCAGAGTCATCCAGGCCAATGTAAAAGTCCTGTGCGTTTCCATCAAAAACAATTTTAGTGTCCTCGGCAGTGCCGTCACCTATCCGCAGAGCATCCGACACATACAAACTTGCAAACGCATCCGTGACTGCTGCTCCAGATCCCGCGCCATCACAAAAGACAACTGCCGTGTGACCATTCGGTATGGTTATGTTCGCGCCAGATCCTTGCGATATGATCACAGAGTACGGCCCACTAGAACCAGAGTCCGTCGTCGCGTTGATAAAGATAAAATATGCTGTCGTTGTATTTGGAGCTACAGTAACCGTATTGTTAGCACCAAGCGCCCCTGTAAACTTTATCACACGAAACATGCCATCTTGAAGGTTCTCTGTTCCAGCGTCGGGAGACGCCTCTCGAACCGTTAGCGTGTGCGTAGTGCCGGTTAACCCAACAGCCTTGAATGACGCTATGCGGTCTAAAAGGTCCAAGTTGTGGTTGGTGGTCGTCCCCCATGCTCCAGACTGTTCACCAGAGCCAATTTTCTCAATGCCAAAGTTCGTTGTAAATGAAGATGCCATCGTACCGTCCTTATGCTGCTATCTGTGTCCAGTTGGGCGTCTGAGACGCATCAATCTCGCTGAAGTTTGAGGTCTGAGAGTTATCTATGCTACTCCATACTACCGCATTACTAACCAGACCAGCAGCAGAAACTCCTTCTACAGAAAAACTAAAGTTGACTTGAGCCGAACCTATACTAGTTGCGGCAGAAATTCCAGATGGAGAAAGAATGGAATTTGTTATTAACGTTGGACTACCCACCGCGCTGGCAGCGGATACGCCCGTTACACTTACGTTTGATACACCTGTCGCAGTTGCCGTTCCTATCGCGCTGGCGGCAGAAACACCCGTTACACTGATTGATACGGGAAGACTTACCGTAGCGGTGCCTATTGCACTGGCGGCAGAAACACCTGTAACCTCAACCGGAGATGGACTGTTCCAAGCTCCAGAGTTCCAAGCGCCTCTATTCCATCCAGTGATCGATGTCATCAACTAATCCTGATAATTGCGTTATTCGCATCATTAGCGGGATATTGAATGGTAAAATCACCCGCACTGGAAGACTTGTCGCCACCAAAGTTAATGACCGCTACTGCTGGATCTGCTGCGTGATTAGTGGTGGAGCCTGTGCCTGCGGAAGAAAGTGTCGAATTATAAATCAAAGCTCCCCTGGCACTTGAAATCGTAGAAGACGAAAACGTAGTGTCCGCGAAATCTACGAAAGCTGTGGGAACAGCAGAACTGTTATCGGCAAGTCCGATGGTCACACTAGACAACGTGGCACCTCCCGCAGAGTAGTTCGTGCCAGATACCTCGTTACTGGTAGTGTACCCAGTAGTATCGGCATCAATAGACGCACTATTCGTAAACATTGCCACTTTAAAAGTGTCCGCAGATATCGTACTAGACGCTCTAGTATGAGCAGTTAAACGATGTATCCCAGCAAGTATCTCACGTTTGAAGGTTCCGCACATTGCGGATGAGCCAATAGCCATCACAGCCTCCTTATAATCTCAGCCATGTCCTCATGGCCCTGTTGTTTCATCAGAGCCCAAATCGTAGTCCTCTCGCTCTGCGCCATTCTCTCCATGTAGAAGATCAGTATCTCTTTCAATCGCTCCCGGTGCGCCAAGGCTTGTTCTTTGATAACAGGCGGCGCTGTATCAGAAACAACCATAATCTTATTCATAGCCATTTCAGCCATCTCTTCAGGCGAATGACCTCTGTTCGTAGAGGTAAAAACGAACGGGCTTGCGATCTCGGTTGTCGAATCACTATCGAACATTACTGAACATCCCGCCGTAGACGATCATACCGATACTGATCTCTGGTCTGGAGCCCCTCACCCAGGTTCTTTATCCACTGTAGGGACTCTTGAAACCTAGTGTTGTAAAGCTGCAACAAGTCCGCTTCACCTTTCATGAACGTGTACGCCTCTACTAAGCTTCCGTATAAAAGGGCAAGCTCGGCATTGTTGCCTAGGTAACTTGTTCCGTCTCCGGAGGCTGTTATCGAAACAGGACGGAAAAAGTAATGAAGTTCTACATTATAGTTTGCATCTGGCGTCGGAGATAAAAGAAAGCTCTGATCATTCCAATCTGCATAATACAATGGCAATCCAGTGGTGGCTGGATTAGGGTTGTAGTCCTGCAAAAAAGTAACCTGTTTATATAAAAGAAATTTGTTCTCAGAACTGCTGATCACACTCAGAGAGTTCTGCGCCAAAAAATCACTAGGTTTGGACAAGTATTTGTTGCCAGATGTTGTCACGCCGGACGCATTCTTCCTGAATACATCAAGCTGCGCCTCTTTAAGGATCCTCTCCTCTGCATTCAGAATAAACCTGCTTAACTGACTAACGAATGTTGTCTCCGTGTTTTGCGTGTAATCCTGTATCGCTGTCTTTAATGTAGTAAACGTATAAGCCATGTCATGCACTCACTGTAACAGGACCGGCAGATGCCGTTCCACCTCCACCCGTCGTATTACCAGATGTCGCGGTCTCACTGCCCGCAGAAAATGTGTATGTATCATCACTTACTTTCGTAATCGAATAGCCGGATGCCGATTGTATGTTGGATGAAGTAAATCCGTCGAAAGCCTCTACGGAACGAAACCTAACTGTGTCCCCTGTTGAGCGACCATGGCTAATCTCTGTGACTGTAATCGTTGAGGTTCCGCTACCTGCCGATTTAAACGGATTAAACTTTAATAGAACAGTCACGGCGGGCTCTGTTCTATCGGGTCTGGCATCCCTTAATGCTTGCGGATCTGCTGGAGATCTTACAACCTCTAATTGAGGTTGTTTAGCTTCAAACTCATCTTTCCCGACAAGCATACCGGTCCATTCTTTCCGCATATCTTTAAGCCTATACGCGAATCCAGAACGATCCGAGATGCCCATGGCATACTTATTGGAAGCATACCTAGCCATCAAGATACCGCACTTACAAAAGTGTATGAAGGCACAAGATTTATGTTTGCCTTGTCTCTATCTTCGTCTGCGGCTCTTTGAAACTCTTCTTCATAAAGTCCTTTTAAAATCTGAATCCTGTCAGGAGCCCTTTTTAAAGCCATGTAATAAGCCAGACCTGCGGTTAAACATGGATAAAATCTAAAAGGAACATCCACAGTATTTATGGAGGCGTCCGCGTCATCTATCCGAACTAGACGATCATATATGAATATGTCCGTGCTATTTTCAGGCGTCGGCCAAACTTTAACCACGGGAGTTATCTGTCGGTCTACATAGAATTGTGTTGGTCGTCCCGTAGTAGATTTATTGGCTATAGTAAGATAGTCATCTCTACTAACCCTTGTTATGGATATATCAGAATCACTGCGCCTGACTACACCAGATAGAATGTCTACGGTGGACTGAGCGTCTTCAAGAGATGCTGTAGAAGTGGTTGATGTAGACGCTCCACTAGTGCCACCCGTAATGGTTTCACCGGACGAAAACGCGCCTACCGGAACGGTTAATGTTAAAGAAGTTGATGTAGGCTTAGTAATAATTGAAGCGGTAGCCCCGCTAGTGCCGCCCGTTATGGTTTCCGCGACAGAGAAGCTACCACTCGCAGAAACAGACATTGTTATGGTCCCTACAGGATAATCAGTTATCCCAGAGGCAACCGTCTGACTTACCTGCTTTATAGTCCATCTATTTAGGCCGCGATTAGCCCAATCGGCAAAAAGAAGGTTGAGAGATCTCCTAGCAGTTTTGGCATCGTAACCAGTGCGAAATTCTAAACCGCACCTTTCAAAGGCTTCTTCTATGTACTCCGCTACATTAGGTTCAAAGTTTTTTGATCCAGAAACAGCCATTAGTGAGACCTCTCATACCGGAACCTTAGAAGTTCTTTATGCATTCAAGAACAACCGTATAGGTGTCACCGGAACCGTGACCTACTGTTGTAAACCGCAAATCTCCAGTAGGACTGGATGCAGTGTTTGCCAACCCACCGAATGATGAAAAGTCAAACTCGCCCTGATAATCAGTGGGAAGCTCTACGGCCAACGTATCCGTACTGGCGTCGAATAGTATCTTTAAAGATAGACCAACTGTACTGAACCATATCTTATTTATACGAACACCCGTGCAGGCTGTTCCATCTTGGAGAGTCGCCAATCCGGATACGTCTACCGCCAAGACCGCACTTTGCCCAGTGTCTACATATGTGTAGGCGAAAGATTTGACCAGTTTTCTCGGCCCGTCTTCTATCACCTTCTCCGTAAAAGTATCGGCCATAACCTACTCCTTGATTACACCCATCAGGACAAGGCGCTTACGCTCCGCGCTCCCCTCTGGAGGAAGGTCCACAGCAGACTTTTTAGAAGCTTTTTTCTTTGGCTTCTCCTGAACAAACGCCTCATTTACGTCAGGCGTTGAGGGATCGTCTGCTACAAACTTTCCTGATTTCGTTCGCGCTCGTTTAGCCATAAGTCTTCTCCTTAATAGCTAACACCGCGATCTTGAGCGACAAGGATGTAGTCAATCGACATCGACTTGGTTCCTGTAGCGTTACCGGAAATCTCCATCGCCGCCGCTGCCATGTTAGCGGTGGGAATGTTGGTGGTGTGCGTACCAACAAGAGAACGATTTATATAGTACTTAACCGTGTCGGTGCTCGTACCCTTTGTAGCAACGAAACTGACAGTGACATTAGTGTCATCAGCAAAGTCATTAGCCGCCGCAAGAGTGGTATCCGTCTCAGAATCACCAGACTCTGAAATCAAATGCGGAGTTGCATCGCCATCATCAATTTGAAAGCCGATCCTGTTTGACGCGGCAAGACAGTTCTCTGGGTTGGTAGCAAAGTTTTCGCAGAGACCAATGAACAGATCCATTTGGTCAGCGTCCGACATGGAGAATCTAGCTTCAAAATAAAGCTTCTCACCCGCCGTGCTAGGTAATCCAAAGATCTCATTACCTTGAATTGATGCACCGTCATTATCGGTAGTTGCCTGAGACGACAATTTCACAAAACCACCAATCGTATCGGCAAGGATAGCGGCGGAAGCACTGCTGTCTTTTACCACAGTCCAATCATTGGTGCTATCTAAGGCTACACCCGTAAAGTCATCCATATAGACAACTTGATCGGGCCACGCGGCGATATTCAGTCCTTCAAGAGATGCGCGGGCCGAAGAGAAAAGAACGGGTCCTGAAAAATGTGTTTTTGCCATTTGGCATTCCTCCTTACGAAAGGTTTCGCCCTAGAGTCTTCGTAAGCGTCTGCTGGGCCAGTCGCTAGGGCTAAGTAAGTCCCAGATGAGATGAGAGGGGGTTGCCCCCCTCTCCATCCCAGAATTAGGCTCCTGGCGAACCAAAAATGCCGCGAGGATCCGAAAACCCGAAAGCGTAACGCTCACGGGCCTTGTACCGAACATTTCCGGTATCAAAGTCACCCTCCATAGAAGTACGAATAGCTGACCGGTTGAACCCTTTAAGTCCATTCGGAGCATCCGTAATAATGAAGAAGGCGTCGGTGTCCGTGAGGAAATGGTTCACGAAGTAACCTTCCGGCAGCATACCCATGCTACGAATAGCATTGATATCGTTGTCCGCCGTTCCTGTGCGATAAGCCGATTCCAGAAGCCTGTCTGCGGTGAACTGAAGTTCTTTGGGAACAATCAGTTTTGTACCACGAACGGCAACCTTCAATCCGCGCTCATCCACGAAACCGGCAATATCAATAAGAGCCTGTTCAAGACTGGTCTCATTGAGGTCCGCTGCGGTGGAAAGTTCGTTACGGAACGTGTTTCCATTAGCCAAGGGGTGTACGGCTGAACAAAGTTCAACCCCGTCACCACCCGTCACAGTGCTATCAAACGCATTGTTAAGGACTGATGCAGCCTTAATCTGCTTTGTTTGACTCATGCTACGGGCAAGAGCCCTCGTATATCGACTGGCAAGTCGATCATACAAGTTATCTTCAATAGCTTCCTCGGTGATTGAGAATGCCAGAGCAATCGTCTCCATGGTATAACGAGCCGTATAGACTTCTTGAGCATCGTCAAACGATACTGCCGAACCCTCTGACTTCGTTGGCGCGGTGCCAAACCCGGAAAGCATTACCTCTTCTTCAAAGGCGCGATCCGAAGTTTCCATGGTGAAGATTTGCTCATGTTCACGATCATACTGATCGTATTCCAAGCCAAACAGTGCGTTTAGGCCGGGTTCCAACTCTTTTACGAGTTGTGCTCTACTAATAGCCATTAATCAACCCTCCTATACGCCAGTGGTTGAAACAGTGCCGCCTGCAATAGCACCATTCGGGCTATTGAAGCTGTTGTTCAACCGCACAATCATTGGAATACCTGCCGCTGCAAAATCCTCATTACCAGGGTCTTCTTGCCAACCCATGATACGAAGGTTCAAGTTAGCGGTGGTGTTGATCGTGCTTACCGCCAACGTAGCTGAAGACATCCCAGTGGTACTGCTTCCGCTTGTGCCACTAGCAAAGTTTGCGTTAGCAAAGACCGCAGCCCTTGCACCCGCTTCATTTGTGAGAGATGCATCCGTAGCAATTGCAAACAATTGCATGGGATCATCAGCAACGAATGCTTTAACAGGGTGATTACTATCCGCACCGGATCCAGGCCAATGGTTACTAAAGACAGGCTTTCCTGTCGTACTAGAAACATACTCGCAACCCATGAAAGCGCCTACGAGACCAACAGTGCCACCTGCCGCAGCGCCCACGATGTCAATAAACCCCGTAGAGAGGGGAATGACGGGACTGCCTTGGAAGATTTCATTGCTGTTACCGCTTGCAATTTCATATTGGGTATAGCCCGAAACACCAGTGGAGTTTGAGTTTTGGCCCACTTTAGCGATAGGCCGCAAACCGAATGCTCCATTAGCATTTGCCATGTTCTACACTCCTCTACATAGCAAGTTAAACAAAACCTAAGTGTTCTTAGGTCCTCCAAATGTAACACGCGACTGACGCTCCGGTTTTTGAAGCGACATCGAATGGTGCTGGTTTTCCTTCATAAGATCGTTATCAACCGCCGCCATAGCATCAGAATTCATCTGATTAAAATAATGACGACGCTCTTCTACGATCTCCTCTGGAATACGAGCCAGCAACAATCCACCAACGCCAAAAACACCTTCGTAGCTTCCGCTTTCAATAGTAGGCGCTTCAAAGTCCGGGTATTCGTCTTTCCTCACAAGTTCCCAACCTTCCCGTACACGGGCAGACAAGTTCTTGCGATCATCGAAACCCCGAACCTCCGCGCGAATCCAGCGGTGAACATAGCCATCTGGCGGAGGAGGTGCATCCAATAAGGATGGTGGTTTCCAAGGTTGCCGTCTGGGTTTAGCCGAACGGGTCTTAGATGCGCGAGGAGTTCTATCTAACTGTTTGTCGGACATCATCCTGCTCCTAGCGTTTTATGTTTCGCGTACTCATTTAGAGGAACTCCCAACTTATTAGCGATTGCAACCTCGCTAGGAGTTAACCTCACTTGGGTTTTGCGTCCCGTGCTACTGGAACGAGTGGCAGATGCTACAGCCTGTTGGGGCCTTCGCGTATCTGAAGAGGTCTCGACCTCACCGCTAAACTTATGCGGAAAAGCTTCCCGTATCCTCTTGTCTAGCTCATGGTAGTACTCAGGAGACTCTGTGTCAAAGCCTTCTTCCTCTACGATCTTCTTGTGAATTCCAAAAGCCGCGAAGGTCATGGCTTCGTCAGATCCGAACCATTCATTCTTTTCTGCCCAAGCTTCTGCTTTAGGATCTGGTCTATTAGGAACTTGATTAGCTTGAGGGACGGGCTGTTGAGCCTGCTGCTGATATTGAGCCTGCTGTTGTTTGGCCGCAGCAACGCGCTCTTCTTCAATAGCAAGACGCGCTAATTTCTTATTTAGTTCAACCTGGGCAGACGTATCGTTCGTAGCGATTGCGGTCTCTAGGTCTTTTTCTAAGGACTCTGTCTGAGTGGCTACACGATCTCCGTACTCCTCGACATACCCCTTATCCAAACTTTGAACACGATCTTTCAGTTGCGCGTTCTCGGCCTGTATGTTTTTAGCAAAATCTATTGCGGCCTGCTGCTGGCGTTCAGCTTCTCGAACTTTGTGAGTAAGCTTATCAATGCGCTTTTTGACCTTTTTGCTGTACTGCTCATGCTCTTCTAAGTCTTCCTGATCTTCTTGATTTACCGAATCTGCCTGAAGCTCCTCAGAAGCAACTTCTTCCAGATCTACCGTAATCTCTTCACCTTCAGCGGGAAGATCTACAACAAGGTCTTCGTTCCTCTCAGCCATTTCTTTCTCCTAAATGTGCAGGATATCTTCGGGATCCTGTATTACAGCTATTACTTCATCGTCATTAAGAATACGGACCTCTCCACCATCTATCTTAAAGCGAGAACCCGCATATCGACCAAACAGAACCCAGTCTTTTTCTTTACACCATGCTCCACTTGGAAACTTGCTCTTATCGTCATAGGCAAGGGGACCAGCCTTTAGTACAAAACCACAGACAGTGGCTAAAGCCTCCCTATCAACAACAGCGTCAGGAAGGAGGATTCCACCCTCGGTCTTTCCCTTTCCTCTATATGGTAAAATAAGAAGACGCCACCCCGTGGGAGAGGGCATCCTATCCAGAACACTTCCGTCAATTTTTTCGGGGTCTAGAACCTTTTCCTCAATGCTGACGTAGGCGTCAGTTAAAGAGACCAGATTATCTGTAGTCTCAGACTTTTCCATCATGAATCTGCCTTTTCTAGGATTTCTCTTAACTCCTGACCTATATAATCTAAAGACTCTATATTGCCAACAAGTTGTTTGTATTCATAGAAATCCTTAACAACGCCGTCTGTCATCATCTCAGAAACCCTGGACCGTCTCTCTTGTATAACCTTAAAAAGGTGTTCAGCTAGAAGAACTCCGTCCATTAGCACTTCCACCTGCGACGAGCCTGCCGAATACGAGAGTTTGGATTGTTCCTAGTCTTGGCAGAAGATCTTTTAAGTTGACCAAGAGATCTAGCGCAATAACTCTTGCGGCGTTTCGCTGCGGCACTTCCTTTCTTTACTTTTCCAGTAACTGCCGTTTTTAACTTAGATCCAGGGTTTGCTCTACGGTATGCAGCGACTCCTTTTGCGGTCATACCAGCCCCAGACTTAGTTGGCCTATAATTGGCACCCTTACCTTTTGTTGTCCTTCGTATAGGATTTTCTTTTTTCCTAGCCATCTCAGTCACCTTCTGAGTAAAGATTGTTAAAGGTTATAGAGGGGTCTAGATAGGATTCATGAGCCTCGGCAGAGTGTGTCCACTGGGAGGGCATAAAATCAGGGGCTCCCTCCCCAGTTCGCCACAAAGCAGGACTAGTGGCACGGACCCGATTATTGGGCAACGCAACAAAGTTACCGGTCCACGGGCCTGCATCGGTCAAGTATATCACATGCGACTGCTTATGCTGTGCAGGGTCATCTGATATGTCACTATCTGTGTAGTCTACGGTAAATAAATATCTTCCAGGATAGAACTCATTGTCTATCTTACAAAGCCAAGGGGAAGAGCTTACTCTGTCCATAACTATCACACTATGCGTTCTAGACTCACAATCCCACGGTTGACACAAATGATCCTCCATGGGCTCCGGCCAATTATCCAAAGGTATATCTGCTACAAGAGCCTGAATGGGCATCCTTGCCCACATGGCTCCTCCATGCACATTGTCCTCTGGACCATCTTCAAAATCTATTTCGCATCCCGTGAATACAACCTGAAAACTCAGAGATCTATCCGGAATGGTGTTTACGGCGAAAGCCATAGCATGGATAAATTCACCATGATACTGCGTGTGGTTACACGTAAATTCTTTGCGTACCCAGCATTCAAAATGCGGTACGTTGCTTATTAAATATGCCATTTATTTCCGTCTTTTGACGGCACCTCCTCTTGCCATAGATTTCGTGCCTTTAGACATCATGCCTTTACGTGCCATGCCACCGCCCATCATCTTCTTGGCTTTGACGGCACCTCCTCTTGCCATAGATTTCGTGCCTTTACGCATCATGCCGCCGCCCATCATCTTCTTGGCTTTGACGGCACCTCCTCTTGCCATAGATTTCGTACCTTTACGTGCCATGCCACCGCCCCTCATCTTCTTGGCTTTAGCAACACCGCCTTTGGCGTAACCTTTAGTTCTCTTAGCCATAATCAACCTCTCTTTGATTTTCCAGATTTAGATTTCTTTTTAACAAACGTTGCTACGTTTGTTGGTTTCGGCCCTTTGTTACTGACCGCTCTCTTGCGTTTTACCGCACTCGCCTTTTCGCCCTTAGACATCTGACGCGCTTTTGCAATAGGGACGCATTTCGGGTACTTACGTTTGCTGCCTTTAGACTTTTTCCTGCCGCACGGCTGGTACTTACCGTCCTTCTTAGGCGCACCTATATCCACCCACTGCTCACGCACCCATTTTCGTAAACTCATGGTCGTCGCCTACGAGGTCCCGCAGAACGGCGTTTTTTCGACGCCTTGGTTTTCTTCTTTTTCTTTCCCCCAGGCGTTACCTTTCCACTACACACGGCGCTTGCATACATATTCGCATACGCACTTGGGTAAACATCAAACTTACGCTTTGCGGCAGCTTTCCCTCTTGGACATAATTTCGCCATATCAGTTCTTCTTGTCCTGTTGCCATGCACGGGCCTTAGACATAGCCCTGTTTCCAAACCAGAAACTAATTATAGCACTGAATATTACGCCATCTGTTTCTTCACGCCAAGCCATGTCGATAGCCACAGTCCAATCCAAGTTCTGGATGGCAATCATAGCATAGATCATAACCCCTTTTGTCGTTAAATAGGCTAAGAGGAAAAGGTAAGTGACAACAGGACGGACGCTGCCGCGCAACCCGTTGATAAAAGCTCCAGAATCGATAGACTTATCATGCTCATACAATCCCTTCGTTTCTTCTATCTCGGCCTGCGCGTCTAGCTCTGCTATTTTTAGTTTAGACATCTGATCGGCGTACTTCGCCTTTGCTTCAAGCATTTTTAGCTGATGCGCGTCCGCCTGTTTTTGTTTAAATATGCCTATAACTTCTGGAATTATAGAAGTTCCAAAGCCCAAAAGACTTCCTAGTAAAGATATCATTATATCACCGGTCCTTTCTTTGAACTTAGGACCCTCAAGTCCGTTCCAGCCGCCACGATGCAGGTGGTATCATTAACAATTCTGGTAAGAGTCCACCCTCCATTTGGTCCTGCATAAATTTTTAAGATAGATCCATCCGTGGAAACTCCTCTGAGCAGGGGTCTTTCATTAAAGGTCTTAGCTAGAAACCCTGTCATGAGTTCCTTTTTAGCGCAATTTGGTACAGATGAAGCCTCTTGTATAAAAGGTTCATTTACAGGAAGTCCCTGCTCTTTCTGACGTATTTCAAAAGTAGATAGCGAATCCGTAGACTGACAAGCGGATAACAGTAAGGTCAAAAGAACCACTGCACGGGGAACCATTACCCATCTCCATTCATCAGACCGCGTTGTTTGTCTTTTAGCTTCTCAATTGCCTTACGGACCTCCAACATGTCCGTTTGCAGCCTTGTGATATTTACGCCATTGCTCATATCTTTTTCTATTCGGCCCTGAATTTTTTCAACTTGACCACTCAGATGCTCTATTAGGAGGTATTGTTCTTGATCTGCACTAGCCTGACCTAGCTCTCCCCTCGGCCATTTAATACGGAACTCGTTGTTTTTAGCAATATCAGCCTGTAGTTCTTTAAGTCCAGTCTCCAAATCTTTGGCAATCAACTGTTCAAACGTCTCTAACTTGTTCAAGCGTTCTACAACACCAAAGTAGCCCCAGACCCCTACACTCACCGCCGCAACTATGCTGATCAAATTTCGTATCGGCATAGAAATAGCAGAACTGTCGCTGACCCTTATCTGGTCACTTCCCCTTCGTCCTCTGGGCGTCTCTTCCGCCATTACTTCTTACCAAGATGCTCAACAGGAAGCCACTTATCGCCGTCTTTACCTGCATCAAACTTACGAAGCACCAACTTTCCCTGACCGCATTCCCAACGGGTGCCAACTGCCGTTCCTTGTGAGCGCAGTATCTTACGCTTTACTTTCAAACACTCGGCCATGCCCCCGCGAGGAGTATACTCTTTCAACTGACCAGATATAAACATGTGCAATATCCAGCCAGCAAAGACCTTTTCGTCGGCCTTGGCGCTATTGCCAGAAAATGTGAAACAGCAGAAGACCAATAATAATGAGCTTGCCGTAATCGATGTTCCAAATCGCATTGTTGCCACCAAACGTGTTTTCCCACCAAATAAGTATCTTATCCATCGTTCTTCCTTACAGCCTGTCGCCAACGCCATGCCAAAAATCCTAAACTGGCAAGCAACAGCAGTATGGACAAGCTTGTCTCTATAAGACCTAGCCAAGATGCCGCTACAGTCACGCCACCGGGGGTTATAGTTATAAGGTCTTTTGGTTCCATTACTTGTTCTCCACGGGTGGATGTTTCCCGTTATGCGCGTGTACAAGCTGATCTAACTGTTTTGTTAGCCACTTTACGTCCTTCTGAAGCCCCTCAAGCTCTCTGTGCAAAAGCTTTAGTTCTGTTGGAGAATTTATACCTTTAAGGGTCATCACTTGATTCGCAATTTTTCCACGTTCTTGCTCCGCATTATCAAGCCTAGCATCAAACTTCTCGCGGGTGTCTTCTGCGCTTTTGATATGGTCTTCAAGATCATGCATGACGCGACTAAGATTACTCTTCACCACGGCATAACCACCGGCTACGGTAGCCAGAACCATAATACCTTGTATCGCGTGACTTGCTCCGAGTTCCATAACTATCTCACCGCTGGTCCACTTGTATACGCCCACCACAGGAACCAAGCAATGCCTCCAGCAATCAATAGAACAGCTATGCCCTTACTAATTTCTATTAGTATTTTCTGACGTTTCTCTCTGCGCTCCTCCGCAAGAATCTTTTCTTGCTTTTCGCGTTCCTTTTTTGCCGCGACCCTCTTCTCTCGCTCTGCAAGAATTAAATCCCATGTGCTCTTTTCTCCCACAGGCACAGGCCACTTACGATTTATCTCGTCACGAAGATCATCCAATTGCTGCTTGAGTTGTTTTTCTTCAATGATTGCAGCCGCAGCCGCAGACATAGATGTCTCTGACCCATCGTCAGATGCACGTTTTTGTAAGATTTGTTTATTCTTCGCACCGATAGAACTACCGGGCGATTTGTTTTTGTTCTCTTCGTGTGCTTCTTGCGCGTGAAACAACGAGTCAATCCCGTGTGCAATCTCTTGCACACCTCGCGCACTCTTAACCAGCGTCTTGGTAGCCGATATGGCGGCGGCTATAGTTAACGGGTCCATTAGCGTTTTCCGTTATTGGACATGTACGCTGTCATGCCCATGTATGCCCCCACTACCCCAGCCTGCCCAATATAGAATAGCCCGAACAAGTCGGACAGAGCTTTAATGCGAGTGTCTGGAAAAATAGGCAAGAATACCAGTGCCGTGAACACCAGCATAGAAATCATCGCTACCCAAGCCATTCGCCTCTGGGCGTCAGCTTTTTCATGCCTGTCCAAAACTTCCGCTAAAGCAAGCTCTTGGTCGGAAACCACACCGTCTCCATCAACGTCAAGCTTGTTGTGGGCGCTATCGTCTTGTAATTTCTTTTGAGCCATTCAAAAACCTAACAGCTTTTATAACTACCGCCTCTAATTGCCTCACCCATGCCACGATTCTTGCCCGTGGAAACAGATGCTTTAGCAATGTTAGGTGTAGCCTCTTCTACAGGGGGGTTATACGGAACAAAACCTTGATCATCGATAACTTGTCCGTCGCGAACACCTTTTTCTGACTTTGCCATAACAATTATCCTTGTTGCTTCATGATTTCGCGTTCTCTTGCAGCCAAAATACGGGCGGCGGCTATATCTTTAGTTGCCTGTATCCTATCTTGACTGTTTTGAGAGTTTTGAGCCGCTTTTTGTTGGTCTAATTGCAATCTTTGCTGATCCAAAGCGTTTTCTGCGGCGTCTTGTTGCGCTCTAAACTGCAAATCTTGCTCTTTCAAAGCAATTAACGGATCTGGTTGCCCCGCACCGCTAATCTGAGCACTCATTTGCTTAACTTGCTGCATACCTTCTGCGATAAGAGCCGCAACGCGGCCTTCCATTTGCTGTAAAACCTCTGGA